CAAAACAATTGCAAGCTGAGTAGGACTTCCGAAATTGATTGGGTCTGTCAATTTACACTCTGGATGGTTACGTTTGTAATCCTCAATTTCATCCATGTATCTATCACAAACTTCTTTTAGGTTCTGTGCCATCTTGTCAGACAACACATGATACTTTTCAGATAGAGTGGAAACGTATTCATAATCCATCTCAAACCCTGTCTGTTCCATACTAATAAAAGTAGGCATTGATTTCATCTCAATGTTGAAGAAAGAGTATGACACACCCTTGTACTTTTCATAATACTTTCCATCAGGTTCCAGAAACTGCGCTTGAAACTCATATAGTTCATATGTGTATATAGCATCACTAGCTGCATATAGATATGCCGTTGTGATTGGAATTAGATCAAATGGAATATTATCAAATAATTTTCCAAATGTCAGTGCTTCACCGCGATCTCCCCAACAATATTTCTTGTGAAGTGGTTTTAGTTCATACTTTGACGTTTCCTCTGTATTCAACATTCTTGCCGCTACAGATGTGTCAAAATAGGCTGTAAACCACACACCCAAATGATTACCTAAAAATCTAATATCGAATGGGGCATTAAACCATATTGTCTTTACATCGTTGTCAATCAATCTTTGGAACTGCTCTTTTAAGAAATCAATTGGTAACTGATTTTCACACTTAACTCGTGTGACATAGCTTACGTGATTTACTGGAATATACGCAGCTTTCATATCCGGAGTATAAATACAGATACCGACAAGTCTATCCAAAATTGGGTCAAGTCCGGTTGTCTCAGTATCAATACTGATTACTCCATTTTCTATGCATTTGTCAATGTACTCTATCAGAGGTTTTTCTTCTGTGATTAGAAGTAATTCATCCTCTTTGCCCTCAAACTTTTGTTTAACAACTGAAATAATTGCTTGTATTCTGTCTAATAGATTTCCGTTTCCCTTTAATGTCACTGCTGTAGTTGACTTTTTCTTAGTCGCTGCTTTTTTCAATAAATCTCTGTCTCGTTTTGAATTCGATCTTGAACTCGGTAAATCAAAAAATGCCATTATATCACGCTCCCGAAAACACTTGAAAGATATAGTTAAAGCAGCCCTTTTGCACTCTATGTTAAAATGTTAAAGTGCAAAAGGGCTGTCCTCCAGTTAATTACTCTTCAAGCGTGTTCGGTCTTACACCACGGCGACTGCGCGTAGGAAACTCAGGTGCATCCCCCGCAACAGAATTTCTACGATCACTTCCGGCCTGTGACTTTTCATCATCAAATGTTCTGGTTTTAAGGAACTTTGTCATTTCATCATAAGACTTTGTGAGAACAACATTGTCTGCTGTAGGAATCTCTTCAAAATCATCAAGGACTGTATCATCAAAACCTTCAAACGTAATATCATATGTTGTATTGATATCTCCGGGTTCACCGTTTCTCTCGATTGTAAATACATTTCCGCAGAACGGCTGACCCTTTTCTACCATAAGAGGATAAAGCTGCTTCTGCCAGAATGACTTACCGCGCTCCCAAAGGCACATCTCATCCTTATCTACCTTCAGAATCGGAACCCAAATTCTACTGATAAGTTTGCGATCATCCGTCACATCGGAAACGCAGAACGGACAAGTATCTGCCGGTTCGTCGTAGGTTCTAAGACAATCTACATAACGGAAACCGCCTCCTTTAAGGGCTACCTTGTGACAGCTTCTGCCGTCAACGTCATTTAGACTTTCATAAAGAAATCTAACTCTGCACTTTTCATGGTTGTTTTTCAGTGAGAAAAAACCATAACTGTCTGGGCTGTAATCGTCGAATTGTTCCATTGTGAATTTCATAATACATTTTCCTTTCTGTGTTTGAAATTTTTTCGGGTTTGCTTTTTCTATAGAAAGTGCTTATGCACTAACTACCAAAACTAAATAAAATAAAAAAGACCTGTAATGTGCGAAACTCACGGTTATCGCACCGTGAGTCTCGTTGTAATCGACCGATTGACAATGCGCTCAAAGAGTTCTTCGGAGAGGATAGGCTTCACATCTTTTGCAGACACACGTTCCTGTGTGACCTTGCTCAGTGTTACCTTGTGCTCTCCGCAGAGAATCACGTTAGAGCCTGAGTTTTCCACGGCCTCTTTGATCTTTGCATCAAGTTCCTTGACGATCTTTTCAGCTTCGTCAATAAGGTTCTTGTACTTCTGACGCTCTTCGATTGCGGTCAGAAGTTCCTGATCTACAACGGTAATGATCTCATTTTTAGTAGCTGTTTTCATATTCTTTTCCTCCTATTTATGTGTTTTCGATTTTTCTTGTTTTCTTTTTGTGTGTTTGTGTTTGCGCGGGATTCTCTCTCCCTTGCATATATAGTATAACACATAATAGGAAATTTGTCAAGTGTTTTTGAAAATTTTTTTTTCAAATAACAAAATAAAATTATTTAGAGTAATTCTTCAAGAGCATCGAATTCCTCTTTCGTCAGGTCATTTATATCTTTTCCTGCCGGTATATCATACTCGGTAATGATCTTGTCGTTCTGCAATGCTTTTCTCAGCTTCGCTCTTCCTCTGAATCCTGCTTCGTCTGGATCAAGACCCAAAATATATTTTCGCACAGGAAGTTTTCTAAGCTGCTCATACTGATCATACGTTCCGGTTCCGTTCAAAGCAACCGCATATTTACCATACACCCAACATGTCAGACAATTAAATATTGATTCACATATGATTACTTCTGTCGGATATGGATTTATTTGAGATAACTCATACACTCCATAAACAGGCTTTGTTACACCAGATGGATAATGAAAAAACTTAGTCTCTACAGACCGTCTTGCAACAAACAGTGTTTTACCTGAAATATCTCTGACAGGGAAAGTAACACATTTAATATGATGGTCTGTTCCATCTTTTCCGACAAGAATGTAATCATTGTCATAACCGACATCGAACCTTTCAATAATATCATCTGTCAACTTTCTCTGATACATATACGGGTGATAATACCTATACCTATCTAATTCTTCCTCAGATACATATTTAATAGTATCTTTTTTAGTCTCCACACTTCTTGTCAAATTCAATTCGATTTCTGGCCTGTTTTCGTATGTAGCAGTAATGAAATTTTTTCTCAGCCATTCTGCCCCGAAAGTTCCAAAATCATTTCTACCGAAAAGTTCTGAAATCATCTCAGGAAGTAAACACGTTTTTCCACAAGTAAAACAATGTACTGTTCCTGCCGGTACGATCTTGGAACCCTGCTTTATATCCTCTGTAGTAATACCGCAAGACGGTTTACTCTCTTGACCGTCCTTATGAAAAGGACAGTTTGTTTGAATATGTTTATCTGTATGTCTTATGGTATGGAATCTAAAAATGCCGTTTGCTGCAAGCTGATCCCTTAATTCCTCTATTACTTCTACCTCATCTGCAAGTATCGGCATACCTAGTGCAGTAAACATTATTATACTTCCTTTGCATCAAAACACAACTTAAAGCATGTTTCATATTCAGAATCACAAAGACAGATAGACGGATACAGTGCATATAGTGAGGAAATATACTGCAACTCACTATATGGCTTTATGCCGTCACCAATCTTAAATCTCAGCATGACATTTTCGCCTGAAACGTCTTTTTCGATAATCAATTCTCTGTCCTTAAATATTTTATGACTGTTTTCTCGTAAATATTTACGATCAAACATATTTGGAACCAATGTAAATTCCTTCATGACAAAAACCTCTATCTTAAAATGGTAATTGGTTTGTGGCTCTCCGTGTCAGCGGTTGTCGATTTTCAACTTCCTCTGTTTGATTAGACCGACCATAGCGAGATTCAACTCTTTCAGTGTCAGAAAAATCTTCTGGACTTGGGTTGTACTCAAATTCGCCCGTGTCAATCTGCCAGTCATAACACAACTCAGCACCGACTTTACCATTTCTATTTTTCAAAATTTTCATTTTTAACTTATTGTTGTGCTGTCTGAGTGCGATTACTTTTGTAGCATTGTGCGCAATACCGTCTGAATCTCTAACACTCTCTAATCCCGGCACACCGCCGTTATCATCTACACCGGCTCTGTTAGCCTGTGCTACAGCGATAATCGGAATCTTCATTTCACAACTAAGTTCCATCAAATCCTCTGAGATATTTGTTAAAGATGTTGTCTTATTGTCACCGCGCTTATACCGTTCATCGGCAAGATATGTTATACCGTCAATAAACAGAATATCAAGATTATGCTTGATGATAAACTTTTTCAGCTTTTGAACTGTGATTGATTTATTAAAATCAAGTGGTGTTGCCACAACAAAAGAATTTTTCTGATTTGCGATTAGATCATCAATATAATTATCATAATCCGGAACATCTCTGCCTGTATACAATGCAAAATTAGAGAAATGTGCATTCAGCGTATCGACTCTATATCCAATTGCATTTGCACTCATTTCAGGACTGATATACCCGACATTTTTACCATATTTCCAGTTATGCGTAGCCATCTTGCAAGCGTAAAAAGATTTACCTTGATTAGTTCTAGCAAAAATCAGAATAAATTCTTCATAAGGTGCGATACCGCCTATCTCTTCATCTAATTCCTTAAATCCACTCGGCAGCATCCACGGTTCTGTAGAATTCTTCTTCCTTAGATACTCTTCATATCTATCTTTTGCATACTTGATAATATCAACACCATATGCAGAATCTGTCACATTTAACTGTGGTAATTCTGTTTTCAAAAAATCCACAGAATCTACGGCATTACTTTGTGCCAAATCTGCTGCATGTTTCAAAATTGGAACTAATACTCTGTATTGATAATCCTCATTGATCTTGTCAACAAGGTATTGATCTGATTCCGTTACGTCTGTTAAAGAAAACTCACTGAAATTATCAAGAAATGTTGCAATATCTGGAACATTGCCGTACCGCTTATAATGTTCCAATATAAAATTATACTCTCTTGCGAACTCTCCGAAATGACTTTCAGTTAAATCATTTTCAAAGATAATATCTATTGACTTAGTATGCAATATCTTATTAAGAATCTGTGTCTGTACCATCGTCAACCTCACCGCTATTCATATAAGATGTGTATGTGTTTTTGAACCGCATATCAACCCCTTCCACATGCAGACAATCTGAATTTTCACATATTCTCGAATGTAATCTTGCGTCTACTTTCGCAA